CAAATGTAACCAGCATTATGGGCCAGACCAGCCAGATACCTGACATTGCCACAGGCGTTACTGGCCTAGGTACATCCCTTGGTAATTTAGGCGATAGACTAGGCGTATCAGCGCCATCTGGCGAAACAGCTACTGTACCTGCCAATCAAGACCTAGCTAGCTATCTGGCGGGCCAAATCGGCACAGGAACTACTACCACTACAGGTGCTGTAACTAGCGCCCAGACGGCCCTAGAAGAATTATTGCGCCAGCAGGCAGGCCAGACTCGTACGGATATTCTTGGGCGTTTGGGTACATTTGAGGGCGGCGACTTGGCTACGCGCTTAAATGCAGGCTTTACAGGCATTACAGGTGGCGGCACAGACACGCTGCAAAGTTTAGGGCAAGGTATAGGAACTGTGGGCCAGAATCTAACATCCGGCATTGGTACGCTTACTGGCGGCCAAGCTGACATTTCAGAAGCTCTTTTAGGGCCAACAGGCGGCGGCGGCGGCATTAGTGGCACCTTGGCGGATCTGGCGGCTTCCACAGGCGAATATCAGACGGCGGCTACACAGGCCCGCAATGATTTACAAAGCGCTGTACTGGGTGGCCAAGAGCGCATATCTGGCCAAATAGATCGCGGCGATGTAAGCAGTCAACTAGGTCAGATTGCACAAAATGTAAGTAATTTAGGCGGCGGCCCACAGCAAGATTATGCGTCTGTAGCACAGCTTCTGGCGGCCAATGTGCCAGCGCAAACCAATACGGAGGTAGTGCAACGCGCCCAGTTTGTACAGTTGATGGATAACTTGCGCGGCCTAGTAAACAATCCTCAGTCTGGCCTAGATCCTACTGTGCGGGCCACGTATGCCAGCCTGACCAATGCTTTTGGGCCAAACGGCCAGTTTATTGCGCAAACCACCAATCCTAGTACAGGAGAGACTACACGCCGCCAAGTAACGGCAGACAAGCAATTGCGCGTCCAGAACTTTAACCAGATGGGGCAGGCTACAACCAATCCTATCTCTTTAAACATTAATGAACTAATGACACGCGCTGCTCCTACGGTAGGGGCTGCCAATGTGCAGCAATCCGTAATGTCCGGCCTAATGGGCCAGCAAGGGCCAGCATTTAACGTGTAACACCTAAAAAATACCAGCTTTATATGTCTCAACTAATACCAGAAAAAATATCTGATGCGGGCCTTTCAATTATCAAGAGGTTTGAAGGGCTACAACTAAAGGCGTACAAATGCCCTGCAGGCAAGTACACAATTGGCTGGGGCCATATCGACAAGGTAAAAGCCTCATCTGTAGCCACAGTAGAGGAATGTGAAGAATTCTTGCGCCAAGACTTGCAAGCCGTACATACAGCAATAGATAGATACGTGGTAGTGCCGCTCACCCAAAATCAGTATGATGCGCTGGCATCCTTTGTATTTAACTTGGGCGCAGGTAACTTCCTTAAATCTACGATGCTCAAAAAGCTCAACAGCGGCCGTTATGATGAAGTCCCAGAGCAGATTATGCGCTGGAATAAAGCCCGCGTAGCAGGCGAATTAAGGCCATTAAAGGGGCTTACACGCCGCAGAGCCGCAGAAGCTGCCTTGTTTGCAATGGATGCTACGCTGGCAGATGATGGCGGCGATGCAATGGTACAGCGCCCAGAAAGCGCAGCACCCAAGCCGCTCAAGCAATCCAAGACTATGGCGGGCGTAGGATTGGCTGGCCTAGCCACAGTAGTACAGGAGATTGTGCCGCAACTCCAAGAGATTACAGGCAGCATCCCGCCTAACATGGTAGGCGGCATAGAGTATGTTTGTGCGGGCCTGACTATCCTAGGAATCTGTGTGGCTGCCTATGCGCGGATACAAGACCATAAAGATGGTATCCACTGATGCTGCTAAATTTCTTTAGGGCCGCAGGCGCAATATTACTGGCGGCAGGCACAAGCGCTCTGTACTATTTTATTAAGCGGTCTGGCCGCCAAGAAATAGAGAATGAATATCTTGCGTCCCAAGTAGAGCAAGCGGCGCAGCGGGAAGAAGTAAATAAACAATTACAGGAAAAGAATGCGGAGATTGACGCTAATACTCCTCGTACTAAACGTAAGCTGGTTGATCGGTTGCGGCGCAAAGGATTATAATAACGTACGTGTAGTAGAGAAGACAGTGTACAAGTGCCATCAAGAGTACCTTGTACAGTATGATGACGCATTCAATGAGCGGCTGATTGGTGAATTAGATAATGTTTCGGACAGTTCAACTATATCAACTATAGTTACAGCCCTTTCGGATTATTCTGCTCTGCGCGACAAGATAACAGCGTGTGCCCAAGTCACAAAATCATTGTAGGTAACTAGGATATGGCAGCAAATAAAAAATCTTTAAAGGCCACACTAAAATCAGCAGAGAAGCTGGGGCGCGGTAAAGATACCCTCCTTGCGCACATTACGCCGGAAGAGGCGGCGCTACTGAAGGCTAGAGGTGGGGCAGGTACAATCAATCCGGCCACAGGCTTGCGTGAATATTATGGGGATTTTGATGAAAGTTCTGGAGGGGAGCAATCTACTGCAGGAACAGAAGTAGATGATGATGATAGCGCTTTAGCTAGCTTTGGAGATTCTGTAGTAGAATTTTTTGGAGGTGATCCTGTAGAGGCAAGGGCGCAAGCGGCGGGGGAACAATATAAAGCTTCCCAGTCTGATTCTTCTAGTTCAAGTTCTTCATCCGGTTCTTCTTCTTCATCCGGCACTGGTACATCATCCGGCCTTACGTACGAACAGCAATTGGCGCTGGAGCAAGAAAAAATAAAGACGGCAGAGAAGCTAGCCGAAATAGAAAAACAAAGGGAAGCAGACAAGCTACAGGCCCAAAAGGATAAACAAGAAGCCGCAGGTATTGTGGGCGGCGTAGATACAAATAAGCAACTAACTGATATCCTTAGTGATCCAGAAGGCTTCTTGACAGGTAAAGGTGGCACTCTTAGCGGCAATGTTCCTACCATCAATCCGTACACGCCCGGAACAGCCATTGGCGCTACATCTATGGATGTAGACGCATTGGCCGTCACTGCGGCCCAAGGGACTGCGGCCACAGCCACAGGGGCGCAGCAAGGAGGTACATCCACGTACACTGCTGTAGATACAACGGCCCAAGTGGCGGCCCAAGACGCAGAGGCTCAGACCGCAGAAGTGCGAGAGCAGGCTCTTGTAGATGCCGCCAATGCGCAAATAGATATGCAGGGCGTAGCAACAGGGCGCAACAAGGATGGTTCAATTAATGAGACAGGCATTGCGCTAAGTAAATACGCTAACCTAGATATATCCAACGTAATTGACACCAGTACAGTTGCAGGCAAGGAAATGGCCCGCCAGCTAGGTGAAGGCAATTACGTGGATTACAAGTCTACTGTACAAGGCCAGCTAGACATTCTGTCCAAGGCGTTTGTAGACGCCAATGGCAACCCAAAGATTCCATCCTTTGCCGCAGGGGCGGCCCGTAATGTCAGCAGGATAGCGGCCTTTAAAGGCGTAACAGGCACTGCGGCCACTGCGGCCATGACTACGGCGCTAATGGAAAGCATGCTGCCTGTGGCACAGGCGGACGCCAAATTCTTTCAGACCGTACAGCTAAAGAATCTGGACAATAAGCAGCAGCAAACAATCAATACAGCCAATATACTGTCTAAGTTTGAACTGACTAATCAAGATGCACGCATGACGGCGGCCATTACGAACGCCAAGACTTTCATGCAGTATGATTTGACTAACCTAGCCAATGAGCAGCAGGTAGAGGTCTTAAATACCCAGAATCGTGTACAGTCCATTCTAGAGTCGGCCAAGGAAGAAAACGTGGCGCGGCGGTTTGCCTCGCAATCACAGAATGATATGGACATGTTTTATGACAATCTAAATACGCAAGTCTCCCAGTTCAATGCGGCCCAGCAAAATGCAATGACGCAATTCAATGTGGGGCAGGTTAATGATACTAGCCAGTTTAATGCCACACTAGAGAACAACAGGGAGCAATTCTATAAAGAGATGCAATTCCAGATTGATGCTGCCAATGCCAAGTGGCGGCAGACTGTGACGCTTACAAATGCCCAGATGGAGTTTGAGGCTGCCGCACTGGACGTAAAAAATATTGTGGGGCTTACAACAGAGGGACTTAATCAATTATGGGATAGGGCAGACGCACAACTGGACTATGTCTGGAAAAGTAGTGAAAGTGAACTAGACAGAGAAACTAGTATAGAATTAGCCAAGCTACAGATTGAGGCGGCCAAGTACGCGGCAGGCAAGAAAGCTCAATCTGACCAGACTAACGCATTCTTTAATGCTGTTGGGCTTGGGTTGGGCGCTTATTTTGGCGGTAGTGACATCCAACTAAAGAATGACCTCAGGCGCGTAGGCACAAACGCCCAAGGGCTTGGCTTGTACACTTGGAATTGGAATAAGGAAGCCCAAAAACTAGATATAGATGTGGCGCAAACCCCATCTGGGTACGGTGTAATCGCC